TTTTTACAGCCCATATAAAACCAGCTACATCTATAAATATAAGTAGTCCTACAAAAGTGAAAGCAACAATAGGACGGACACTTGCATTAAGAGTTCTAACCCATGGGGCTGCATCGTGCACAAGTTTTGCATCATGTTCATAAAGTGCTTGTCTTTCTTGAGCAAATGTTTCTGCATAAGTACCCTCCAAATTAATAGCGGCTATTTTTTCTTGAGATACAAATCCTTTTTCAGCCATGAGTAATGCTTGTTCATTTTGTAATCTAGCCATCTCACGCTCATGTGATTGGTCTCCCTTTTGTTGGAAAAAGCCAAGGATACTTGGTAAACCTGCGGTTGCAAAACCTAATATAGAACTTAATATACTAAACATATTAACCCCCTAAACAATGTACCCAAACAAGTAAACAAAGTACAATTAAAATTCCAATTAAAGTTTTATTCATAGAATGTGTACCAACCTGTTGCTATATATTTATTGCAAGAATATACAGGATTACCTCTGTGGGTATGGGTAAAAGAAGCAGGGAAAATAGAAACTGTTCCCGCTTTTGGTTTAACCCTTAATCCTTGCCATAAAAATTCTGTTTCACCTTCTCCATCAGGAATATCATTTAAATAAATTGTCCAAACAAGCACTCTACTTGTACTACCAAAGTTTCCTTGCTCACAATGCCAAACATGATAACCACCTCTTGGAGGTGTTTTTTGTAATTTAATTTCTAATGATCTAGCTTGTAATTGCCTTACTATCCAAAATTCTTTAGCATACAAACCAATACTTTCTTCAAGTGCTTGATTTACCGTTTCAACAATTTTATTATCTTGTTGATTACTTACATATTCTTTGGAAAAATCATACCTTTCCATTTTGTCTCTAAAAAATTGCTTGTCTCCTACCATATCAATTTTATTTTTTAAATCGCCTTCAAACAATTCAATAATATTTTTACAGGTATCTTTACTTAAAACATTTTCGTATATACCAATAAATTGGTTGTGTGTTATTTTTATATCACTCATTTAAACTAACCATGTAACAAGAGAATATCTTGTGCCTTTTGTTACAGGCATGACTTCATGAGGGTACATAAAATTAGATGGAAACATCAATGCGTCGCCTTTTTCTAGTTTATATTTTAATTCTCTATCAAAAAATGCAAACTCCCCACCTTCAAAATCATTATTTAATATAAATGAGCAAGCTACAGCACGCGGTATAGCTTTAAAAGAATCTGTGTGCTGTATATAAAAACCCCCTTCAGGATATTTTAGTAGTTCATATCCACTATCCTCTTCAATTTTGCAATGAGAGAATTTAGTGGTATATTTCTGAAGACATGATGCCACGCTATCAAATATTGCATTATCTAGTTTATGTCTTATATCTTTATTTTTTCCTATAATATCTGAAAAAGAAATGCCAATTATTTGACAATTTCTTATATTTTTATTAATACTGCCTTTACCTAGTAAAGTGTCTATCCATTGATCACTATTTTCAAATTCATTTAATATTTCATTACATAAATTTAAACTTAATGCATTTTTTACTATATAAATATAATCTTCTAGTTTGTTATATTGCATATTAACTTCTATACATTTTTTTTAAATTTATCAAAATAACACATCCAATTTTCGCCACGACCACGCACATAATGTAAAAAGACTTGCCCATACTCTTGGCCTTGAAACGCATCACGCCAATGTTCAGACGTCATACCTAAATAAATAACAGCTTGTCCTAATTTTAAATTACATGAAACTTGTTCACCGTTAGGTTTAGTAAACCAAATAGGCCACTCTGTTCCGTCGCTATCTAAATGTAGTGTTACACTTACTTCACAAGCGTGTCTGTCTTTATGTTTTTCTAAAACCTCTCCATTAGCATATATTCTTGCATAACTGTATGTTGGAAACATTGGCTCTTCCAAAACTTCAGACATAAAAGGTATCTTGTCTATAAGAAGCTCTACAAACCATCTAAAATCATACATCGCTAACGACTTAGGGCATTGTGGGTCACGGAAAAATGCTTGAGGGTTTTTTACTGCCTCTCCTTTAAAGCAACTATATAAATCTTTTGCTTTTTCTTTATTTATAAAATTATCAATAACTATATAATTATTAATTAGTAACTGTTGTTTTAAACTCATTTATTATTTTTAATTATCCAATATTTTCTGCCACCACATACAAACGGATTATACCAAGCCTCTATGTATATAACCTCATCTGAAGTTTTTGTGTAGGCTACATTATCAGAAAAATTATATATCGTTCCTTGATTATTTAAATCTTCATCGTCGTATCTTTTATACTCTACTTTTTCATTGTTAAATATATCTTCTATCATTGAAATAGACATTAAACTACCAATATTATTTATTGGCCCGCGATACTCATGGCCATACTTATAGTTTTTTATTTTAAATTCTATATTGTTATTAAATCTATTTACGGCTGTTTCATAAGCAATATATTTAGCGTGTTTTATTGTATTTATTAAATCTTGTTTCCAATTATTTATATTATAAGAGATGCCAAAATGAATTATTAAATCAAACTTATCATTTAGCTTCCAATCAGTATCTTCGTCAATTAATATAACTTTTGCTGACGGATCTCTTCTTAAAACTTCATCTAATGCTTCTTGTCTACCATCACTAAAAGTAACATCTGCGCCTAATGATTTAAAATAAAAACCTACATTTCCATAAGCACATCCAAGTTCTAGTATTTTCTTGCCTTTAAACCACTTTTTACCTAAAACTTGTTCTAGTTTTTGAACGCGCTTAACTCTCCACTCATTAAAAATGCCACCAAATGTAGGGTCTACTTCATATAATATATCTAGATTAGACACTAGTCCAAACTTCTGTAGGCGCTATAGGCCAATTAATATCCCCTGCTACGGGGTTAAGTGCGTACTGTCTAACAGAGTTTCTATAAATATCAAATGCATTTTTATTAGCAAGGTACGGATTACTTAAAGCGGGGTCACTAACACTTGGAATTTGAGTCCAATCAGTTTGTTGTAATAAACTAACGGCAGTTTGTTTATTTTCTTCCGCTGTGGGTGGGCTTGGAGGCGGTGGTGGTGGCGGGTTATTAGCTGCATCCCAAGCTGTCAAACAACAATTTACCCAAGAAGGTAGTTCTGTAATATCTTCATTTTGCTTGTCCCAAAACTCTAGCCAACCTGATGTTTCTTGCCATTGCAAAGCCCTTACATTAGAAGGGATAGCACAAGATGATAAATCAAGGTCTGTGTATCCTACTTCATTTTTTTTTACGTTTCCATCTATAGGTATAATTGTTAATAACATTTTTTACTCCTCAATTAATTTTGGTTGGTTGCTATCTATAGAAGGATAGGCAATCTTTGCGGTTTTTAATAATAGTTGCTGACTGTTTTCGTTAGCTTTTACCATCTCGTTTCTAAATGACTCTACTGCAGCTCCTGTTGATCTTTGTTGCCCTGAGTTCTCAATTAACAACATAGGCATCCAAGCAATTGCACATTGATATTCATCTACTTGATTTCCCGTATTTGTGTCAGTACCTTGAACCCTAGTAAACCATGCGCACTGTAATCCAATGCAATCTTTTTTAATAAGTGGGCAAAAAGTTCCATTCTTTAATTGCATTCTTATGCGTCCTTGGTTGCTCTAATTACGTCTACATACTTCACAGCTAGGTTAATTGCGTTACCTGAGAAGGTACCTGCACCTGAGCTAAATGAGAATGGGTGAGTATGAGAGCCACCGCCACCTTCGTTGGCAGTTGTATTGAAAGATTGATTTGTAGTCGGGTTATTTGTAAAATTTTGGGATATTTGAGGACCAGAGCCTGGACCCGGTGTATCGCCAAGATAAAAATACGCACCATTTGCTGATGCATGACTATGGCTTGGTATCTGTGGTGTTGTCAATGTCGTTGCACCCGCACTACCTGACACAGTACTAATGGCTACAGAACCTGTTGGTGTTTGTGAAGCAAAAGCTGTTGTGAAGCCTTCAGTTCCACCTGTGGATGCTGAACCACTAACCACACG